GCAGTTTTATACAATGGTGAGTTGTGTTATGATACACCCATAACAAATGATGTACTAGGGCATTTATCATGGGAAGATGTTGAAAACAACCTAGACGAAATAAGAAAACTATAATATAATGGAGACTATATGGAAGAAATACTAAAAGCATTACAAGAAAGAATAGAGAAGAATCAAGACCTATTAGAACAAATAGAGTATCAAGTGTCTTCTCTACAAAGTGAAATGAATTCACTTGCAAGTTCTATCAATACCGTTGATAGTATACTAGGTTCACTTGAAAGTGCAGTCAATTCAATAGAGAGTAGAGTATAATGAATCTATTCTACTTAGATATAAGACCTGAGCGATGTGCAACTCTACATTGTGATAAACATGTGGTCAAGATGATCATTGAGTATGCACAACTCATGTCTACTGCACACCGTATGCTTGACGGCATTGAGTACCAAGACAAAACAAAACTAGGTAGAAAGATCAGAAGATGGAAACATCCAAACAATAACATGGATGGTGTCTTATATAAGGCATCACATATCAATCATCCGACTGCAGTATGGGCCAGAGGTTCGTATGGTAACTATCGTTATCTATATGATCTCTTTTGTGCATTGTGTGATGAGTACACCTATCGATATGGTAAAGTTCATATGACAGATACTAAACTTAGACAGTTACTAGAAGCAGCCCCAATGAACATACCTGATAGAAGATTTTATGCACCACCAAGAGCCATGCCAGATGATTGTAAAAAGTACACCAAAAATGTCATTCAGGCGTATCATAAATACTATCGTCTTTACAAAAAAGATTTTGCGAAATGGACTAACAGACCAGTCCCAAGTTTTATGAGAGCATAATGCCAACTTACACATTTAGAGATATGAATACAGGCGAAGAGTTTGAAGCCTTTATGAAAATATCTGAACTAGACGAATTCAGAAAAAATCAACCAAACTTAGTTTTAGTACCTTCTGCACCAAGTATTGTCGGTGGTTTCAATGATCGTGTAAAGACAGACAATGGTTTCAAAGATGTTCTAAACAAAATTGGTAACGCACATCCAGGTTCTGAACTCCATTCTAAACACGGCAGTAAAGATATCAAACGAGAAAAATCTTTACAAGTTATCAAAAAGCATAGTGACATACAAGCAAAAAAGAAGTAGAATAGGATCATGTCAAAAATAAGAACTCGACTCATGGATCTTGCTGACCTTGAATATATCGAGTTAGATACAATACAAGAAAATGGTCAAAGATTCTATTGTGATGAATCAGGCAGAAAATATCCAAGTGTCACTACAGTTGTTGGGCTATCAACCAGAGACCAAATAAAACTCTGGAGAAAACGAGTTGGTGAAGATCAAGCTAACAAGATATCTACCATGGCATCTAATAGAGGAACAAAGTTCCATGCTTTGGTTGAAGACTATCTTAGAAAAGAAAAAGATTATATAGAGTTTGACAATATACTACAAGAAAGTATGTTCAAGTCAGTTCAACCACTACTAGACGAAATAACTCCTCTTGCTATAGAAGCACCACTATATTCAGATTATCTAAAGATGGCAGGTCGTGTGGATTGTGTGGGTCTGTTTGAGGGTGCTATTGCAATTATAGATTTCAAAACAAGTTCAAAGTACAAAGAAGAGAAATATGCAAAACCATGGTTTCTACAAATGACTGCATATGCAATTATGGTAGAAGAACTCACTGGTCAACCAGTTGATGAGTGTTGTGCTATTGTAGCAGTAGAAGGTATGAATGCATTTCAATTGTTTGTGACAGAGCCTCAGAAACATGTAACAGAATTACTTGATTTGAGACGAAGATATGAAAACCTTTATGGAGTATAATAATGAGTGAAGTGAAAATTGAAATTGGTAAAACATACGAAATCTCATGCATGAATAAAAAGAGTGTGTATGAGTTAGAGTATTGGACTGATAATGATAACGATAAAAATCGTGTCAAAACAGAAACAATGTGGCGAAACGGTGAGTGGTTGATTACACCACAAGACGAAGATGAAGTCGAAATGCTAACAGATGCAATGACTCAAGGAGATTCTGATTGGTTTGAACCACAAGCATTTATAGAAAACGAATTCTTAGAATGTTGGGATGGTTGTTCATTTGACATGGAAATATTAGAGTTTGATGGTGATGACGAAGCCAGAGAGCAGTTAGAAGAAAATGTTTATGAAGAAGGAACTGGTTTCTTCTTTGATAATAATTGGGAGTCAGTGGATTGTGAATACCTATTTTACGGTCCAATTCGTGTAGAAGAAACAGAAAGGAGGGTATTCTAATGGCAGAATTTTATGACGATAGTAAGTTTGATCTAAAGCAAGACTGGTATTGGTCTAAGGTTATTGGTAAGAGAGACGAGTTGCAGTTCCAAGAAAACGAAGAAGAAATGCATGATGTTCTCATGGAGTACTTAGAGTTAGATGATCTTGCAGACTTCACTGAAGAGCATTTAGAGCAATGCGAAGAGTTAGTAAGGTACTTAGAGACACCCTATGGTGAGGGTGGTGCAGGTTTCGATATGGATACTTCTGCACACTTCTATGCTTTATGGTATGTCGTTGATTCATGGATCAATACATGGCACGAAGGTAATTGGGAAGATTATTACGGATAATTATGATTAGTAGAAAAGAGTTTACAGAACAAGTGGAAAAACTACTTGTAGGTAATAAAGCAGATGTAGTGAGTGCTATATTGAAAGTTTGTGAAAATAACAATATGGAACCTGAATCTGCAAAAAGATTGATCACACAGCCTCTCAAAGAAAAACTTGAAGCAGAGGCTAAGAGATTGAACTTAGTGAATAGAGGAAAAACCAGTCAAGCATCACTATCTGGTTTTTTCAAAAAATAGGAGTAATTATGGAAATAGGTGATATCGTCACAGTTGTGACAGTTTCTGGCGAATATGTCGGAGAGTTAGTTGATCGAAGCAACGGTCAAGTCGAAATCAAAAATCCTAGAATGATCTTATCAGACGGTAAGGGCAACATGGGATTTGCAAAAGGAATTTGTGTCTCTGGTGTAGAAAATCCAGATGTGCAGATATTCAATCAATTTGTCTTTCTTGCAGAAACCAATAAACAAGTATCAGAGGGTCACAGACAAGCAGTATCAGCTATAGAAATAGCATCACCAGAAATTCTTGCTAAATGACCAGTAGAGAGGGATTTGACGCTTACACACTTTACTTAGGAATCAAGTTACATTTTCATTCAGATGATTATAACTTTGTTCGTTACAATGGTAAAGTAAAAGCAGACATAAATTCCTTTCTCAAACGAAAAGACAAATACCATTTCGGTAAACTGTATAAAACATACAAAGATAATCTACAAGATTTCTATATTGCAAATCTATCGGTCAAAGACCAATGGGCAGGTGATCTATTGAATGAAGAAGCAGAAAGAACATACAAAGATTGGAAGAAAAGAAATCAGAAACTATCTTATATGTTTGAAACAGAAGTATCAGACTTATTGAGAAAGAAAAACATCAATCAAGTATTAGAAGTAAAGAATGGTCAACATCCAATTCTGCTGAAAGAATACATGAGAAAGAGTGTATCGTTGGAAACAATCTCTATCATGGACAGCATTATAAACTTTACAGATAATTGGAAGAAACAGATATCAGAGAATGTTGTCTTTCCAGATATCTATCGAAAGATTATAAAATACAAATCCTTTCTAACTGTAGATGAGAAGAAATACAAAACTAAACTAATAGAACTATGCTCACAATAGTAGGTAATGGACCTAGTAGAAAAGATTTTGATTTGACTACATTAGAAAGATGGTATGGTTGTAATGCTATATACAGAGATAACCATACACCAGAATTATTGTTTGCAGGTGATATACCAATGCAAGCAGAGATTATCGAATCAGGTTATCACAAAGAAAACAAAGTTGCCTTTGGAGGTTGGGAACCTTTAGAGATTGCTATGTTAGATATGATGAAAGCAGGATTTGAATACTCAGGACAAGAACAGAGAGTTTTCATCAATGAAGATGATGATTTTTTTGTCTGCCAAGGAAACGAAGAGTTTGTGGATTTCTTGGGATTTAGCTCCCTTCACAGACATAACATAGTTATGTATAATAATCCATTGCTCAAGAACTTATTTACAGGTATGAGTGCTTTAGGATATGCCCTAGAAAACAAAGAACCTGAAATTGCATTATTTGGATTCGATGCATTGGAATCTGGTAATGTAGATAATGTATATGCTGGAACTGATTTATATCCGTATAAATATACAGAAGAAAGTAGAGTCTTAGATGCTCAAAGGTCTCAGTTTATTGCTCTTTTAGAGTATTACAGAGATACTAAAGTATTTTTTCAAAAGTCACTTGACGACTACAATGAAATAGACTATACTGGACTTGATTATTATGAAAATAGTGATCGGTGGATTCTAGGTTTCGGTCTAGAATCTGATACAATGCAATAAGATGTTATACAATAGGAGAATACAATGTCAACATCATTAGATAAACTCAGAGCGGCTATGGAAACCGCTTCTCCCCAAGCAGGCGGAGAAACAAAGTCCTACTCAGACGATAGATATTGGAAACCAGAGTTAGATAAATCTGGCAACGGTTTCGCAGTTGTTCGTTTTTTACCCACACCAGAAGGAGAAGAAATGCCATGGGTCTCATATTGGGATCACGGTTTTCAAGGTCCAGGTGGCTGGTACATAGAGAAGTCTTTGACTACTCTCAACAAACAGGATCCTGTAAGTGAGTATAATACTCAACTTTGGAATACAGGTATCGAAGCAAACAAAGAAATTGCTAGAAGACAGAAGCGTAGACTTCACTATGTCTCTAATGTCTTTGTTGTTTCTGATCCTAAGAATCCTGACAATGAGGGAAAAGTCTTCTTATACAAGTATGGTAAGAAAATCTTTGAACAACTCAAAGAAGCTATCTCACCTGCATTTGAAGATGAACAAGCGATCAACCCTTTTGATCTAAGAGAAGGTGCTAACTTCAAAATCAAAATCAGAAAAGTCGATGGTTATTGGAACTACGACAAATCAGAGTTTGATTCTGTTTCACCTCTTTTTGAAGATGAAAATAGACTAAGTGAAATTTATACTTCACTAAATAGTCTGTCAGAAATCATTGCACCAAGTGAGTTCAAAACTTATGACGAACTCAAAGAGAAACTTGACAGAGTGTTAGGTTTATCAGGCAGTGTTTCGACATCTACTGCAGAAAGTATTGCTGAAGACCAAGATGAAGTGCCATGGGCTAATGTAAATACTCAACCAACTGCAGATGAACCTGTAGTACCATCAGTTGACTCAACCTCAACAGATACCGAGAGTGATGATGCGATGGACTACTTCAAAAGATTAGCAGAGGAAAGCTAATCTTTAGGGATGATAGTATTATTTGTAATGTGTCCTATGAAAGTACTATCATTGACTGAGACCGTGGAAAAATGGGGGTACTCAGTAAGGGTAAGAATGTTAGCTAAATGCGGAACATTCGGTGAAGAGCGGGTTGCTGTAACAGCTGGGGCGACTTCACACTTTTAGAGAGAAATTATGCCAAGTGTAAAACCAAGAATACATCATAAAACAAAATTTGTTGAACCATTCGATAAATTACTTCGAAGATTTAAAAAAGATTGTGAGAAAGCAGGTATTGTGCAGGAAGTTCGAAATAGAGAACACTATGAAAAACCTGCAGCTAAAAAACATGCCAAGTACCAAGAGATTCAACGAAGAAAAAAACTTGATGCTAAAAGAGCAAGTAATAAAGGTTATAGAAGAAGATAAAATGTCA